TCAGCACCAGCGCCAAATGCGGCGCAGCAGTCGAACGAAGATGTTCGAGCTGGGTGCATGGACTGGGTACGGATAGGAGCGTGTGCGTGGTGTGGTCATTTGGTCAACTCCTTGAGTTCAGCGAGCATCGTGTCGCGCTCTTTGATGTAGGCCATGAGTGCGCGGTAGGCTTCGAACTCGCCGACTACCCACAATTTGTCAGCGACCTCATGCAACGACAGACTTGGTGTCTGCGCCATGTAGGGCGTGGTCGTTATCACTTCAGTTCCTCTCTTGAATATTTCACAAGACCCACTGTGTAGTACCGACCTTCTTTGATCTGACCGAACACGAACTGGGCGATGCGGACGGTGACAATCGAACAGACGAACGAGAGAATCCCGCTCATCGTTCCGACTAACGTTCCCCAATGAATTATTAGGTTTAACAATAGGATTCCGAAGTGCAATAGTCCCTGACTATTACGGTTTCCAAGCACTCGGAGCCGCATGCGAGGCGGCACCATACTGAGCACTACGAACTCGAAGAGCACATTCAGTGCTCCGAATAAAAGAACTGCGTCGATCATTGCACGTACTCCTAAATTGATAGCACTGGGGCCGAAGCCCCGAGCGCTGAGTTGTTCAATGTGCAGCCTCGAAATACTGCGCGACGTCAGCGAACGAAACCTCGTTCACTTCCACCCCGCCGACTTGGCGCGACGTTGCGCGGTTGCCCACGCGGACCTTTTCCCACACGCGGCCGCAGTGGTCGGTGTACTGAGTGACGACGGGCGCAGCGGGCTTTGCGCTCGGTGCTGCGGGCGCAGCCTTCACACCTCTCGTGTTGAGCGCAGCCTCGAGCTCGGCGATGCGAGCCTTCTGGCTCATGTACACGGTCTTTGCAACCGCGATGCGCGCCTCGAGGGCGGCGATCTTTGCCTCTGCGGCGATGAGTGCTTTAGATTTGGCCATGACTTTTCCTTTACCTTTAATCTTTGAACGATGAACGAATTGCCCATGAGGCACAGGCCCATGCCCATGCCCTCTCGGGTAAGCCCGAGGGGCGAAGCCCCGAAGGGCTTCGACTGCTTACGCCTTGGCAGCGACGCGTGCACGACGCACGGGCGCAGCGAGCTTCACCTGACCGATGGCGGCCTCGCGGCGCGCTGCCAGCTCGGCAGCCTTGGATGTGTAGCCTTCCTTCGTACCGTCGACGAGGTCAGCACCGAACTGACCTGTCATCTGGGCAGAGCGGATGGCGGCGTGGCCGATGTAAGCTGCGGACTTGCCGATGGAAGAACCGATGGTGTTACCGATGGACATAGCTGACTCCTAAAAAGAAAGGCAAGATCGCCTTACATAGAGCATGTCAACCTGGCAGCTTGCTGCCAGGGGTATTGGGACCCCTATCCCGAGTGCAGAACCGAATCCGAAGTGGGGCGTGTCTCTGCACTGGGTGGAGGGGAGACTCACGGGGCCGTATCCACAAAAATTTCAGAAAAAATTCTCCAAGCCACTTATGCTCCTAATTTCATAGCACCCCACACTCATCTCGTTCATCTACAATCGACGCCGATGGCTACCACGTCCAAAACCCCCAAGACCAAACCGCTGAAAGCCACGCGCCCCCGTGCCAAGGACCAGGACACCGGACGCAAAACCTCCGTGCGCTCCGCCATCAACACCTCGACCATGGCGGCCGCGGCCATGGTCCCGGTCGACAAACCCCTGACCACCCAGCAGCGCCTGTTCGTGCAGCACTGGGCCAAGGGCGAGACCATCCCGAACGCCATGGCACGCGCCGGGTACAACGACCAGCCCTCCTACGGCTACCGCATGGCCAAGATGCCCAACATCCTGGCGCTCTACAGCGAGGAGAAGGCGAAATATGAGGAAGCGGCGCAGATGACGCGCCAGCGGGTGATGGATGGGCTGCTGGAGGCGGTCGAGATGGCCAAACTCATGGCCGAACCCGCCACGATGGTCAGTGGATGGCGCGAGATCGGGAAGATGTGCGGGTATTTCGAGCCGAAGAAGGTTGACATAAATGTCAATGTGACAGGAAATGTCATCCACCAGCGCCTGAACCAGCTGTCCGACGCCGAATTGCTCAAAATCATCCAGGAGCAGGGCGCCGACCCTCTCCTGGACGCCCCGGAATACCCCCTGGAAGGCGATGACGATGAAAACTGATGCCCAGGCAGCCCCACGCCCTGAAAACGGCCCGAAACCGTCTCTTTTCGCCCGGCTCTGGGCCTGGATGCAGGGCCTGGATGCCCCCGCGCCGCTCCCGCTGACCTCCCAGGGCCTGGGCGCGGCGTCCCTGGCACCCCTGACACCTGCCACGATGGCTACGGAGGCCGTCCCGGACGCCTACGGTGACTTCCAGCGCGCCGAGATCGCCCAGACCAGATACCTGATGGGCCGCATCTGCGCGATCAACAATGCGAATGTGGTCGACCAGGTCGGCCCGCGCCGCACCGTCGACCGCTCGCGCCCCGTGCAGGACCTGACCGCTGACGAGTGGGGTCAGGCCATCCGTTTGACCGGCGTCGTGGTCGTGGACCCACCCGCCAGCCCGTAATGCGCGCGCGTAGTGGAGAAAGTCCCCTCTTAAAACCCCGTACGAAGGCCGCAGGCCGGAAAGGAACCAAATGATCCGAGGCTCTGATGGCTACGAATACGAAGACCTCACCGCGCGGCTCGTCGGCAGGCAGGCGAGCACCGTCTGGAACCGGGACCTCCGGGCCTGCCACGACGGTCCCTGCCCAGAAGACGAAGCCCGCGCGTACACCGAGACCTACGACAACGAGTACCGCTGCCTCGCGCCCTGCCACGGGCACACGGCGGCCCACAACACTGCCCTCGAAGCCGCCCGTGGCGCCGCCAAGCACGTCCGGCGGGAGTATTTCTCCCGTATCCGCGATGCCGCCCGCGCCGGCCTCGCCGCGTACCTCTACACAGCCAGCGACTACGTCGCCCTCGATGCCCTCGCCGGCGCAAGCCCCACAGGCGTCATCGTCGACGCCCCCAACGCCCTCGCGCCCTCTTACTCCCCTGCAGCAGGCCCAGCAGGAGCTGGCGGCGCGCATCCTGGCCAAGCGCCGGCTCATCCCGTTCACCCAGCGCCTTAACCCCCGGTACCATGCCGGGTGGGTGCATCACGACATCGCCCGGCGCCTGGAGCGGTTCAGCCAGGACGTGGCCAACGGCCTGAGCCCCCGGCTGATGATCCTGATGCCGCCACGGCACGGCAAGAGCGAATTAGCCTCCCGGATGTTCCCGGCCTGGCACCTGGGGCACCACCCGGACCACGAGTTGATCTCCTGCGCGTACAACGTGTCGCTGGCCGAGTCGTTCAGCCGGAAGGTGAAGGAGGCCATCGAGGACCCGGCCTACCAGAGCGTGTTCGATACCCGCCTGCACCCGGACTTCCGCTCCAACGGCGAGTGGGCAATCGCCAACTCCCGGGGCGGCTATGTCGCGGCCGGTGTGGGTGGTGGTATCACGGGGAAGGGCGCCCACATCCTGTTGATCGACGACCCAATCAAGAACTCGGAGGAGGCCGACAACGCGGACACCCGCGAGAAGCTCTGGGACTGGTACGGTTCCACCGCTTACACCCGCCTGGCCCCCGGCGGCGGCGTGCTGGTGATCCAGACACACTGGCACGACGATGACCTGGCCGGCCGGCTCAAGCTGGCCATGGCCGAGGACCCCGACGCGGACCAGTTCGAGGTGGTGGTGTATCCGGCCATCGCCGAGCACGACGAGTACCTGGACGACGAGACGGACATGATCGTCTACGACGATTGCCCGGCCAAAGGGCGGCTGCTGCGCAGGAAGGGCGACGCCCTGCACCCGGAGCGATACGACGCGGTGAAGCTGCACAGGATCAAGAAGACGATCCCGCCCCGGTTCTGGGCCGCGCTGTATCAACAGAATCCGGTGCCGGACGACGGGTCGTACTTCACGAGGGACCAGTTCCAGCTCAATCCGATCCCGCACCCCAAAAACTGCCGGGTCTACATCGCCTGGGACTTCGCCATCAGCGAGAAGAAGCAGAACGACTACACCGTGGGTACGGTGCTGCTGCACGACAGCGAGGACATGCTGCACGTCGCCGATCAGATGCGGTTCAAGAGCGGGGACGCGTTCTTCATCGTCGAGGCTATCCTTAATCTTGCAACGAAGTGGCATAATCCGAACCTGTCAATTGGCTTCGAGGACGGGCAGATTTACCGTGCGATCGAATCTCTTCTGAAGAAACGCATGCGAGAGCGGAAGTTTTACCCCTCCACAATGGTGCTGAAACCTATTACCGACAAGATGGCGCGGGCTCGCCCGCTACAAGGCCGAATGCAGCAAAAGATGGTGAGTTTCAACTCCAGCGCCTCGTGGGTGGACTCGCTGCGCACCGAGATGCTGAGATTCCCGGCAGGCGTGCACGACGACCAGGTGGACTCCCTGTCGTGGGGCGTCCAGATGGCGGTGGGCCAGGAGGCTCCTCGTAAGCCGGAGCCGAAGAAGATGAAGTCGTGGCGGGATCAACTCCGCCTCGGTGGAACAACCTCACACATGGCCGCGTAGGCCGGGGAAGTTCCATGCCAGTCAATACTGAACTCGCCTCCAAGATCTGGGACCGCTATGCCTGGTGCCGTGACAACGGGCACGAGGATTTCGTCAAGAAAGCCACGAAGTGCGACCGGTTCTTTCTGGGCGACCAGTGGGACCCCGCCGTCAAGGCCGAGCTGGCCGCCGTCAACCGCCCGGCCATGACGATCAACAAGATCATGTCGACCGTCAGCAACGTGATGGGCGAGCAGATCAACAACCGCGCCGAGATCAGCTTCCGCCCCCAGAGCGGCGCCCCCGCCGAGACGGCCGAGGCCCTGACGAAGGTCTTCAAGCAGATCAGCGACAACAACAAGCTCGACTGGCTGCGCAGCGACATGTTCGCCGACGGCATCATCACCTCCCGGGGCTTCCTGGATGCCCGGATCGACCACAACGACCACATGCAGGGCGAGGTGCGGCTCACCAAGCTCAACCCCAAGAACGTGGTCATCGACCCGGATGGCGAGGATTACGACCCCGACACCTGGTCCGATGTGTTCACGACCAAGTGGGTCACGGCAGACGACATCGCCGTCCTCTATAACGAGGAAGACGCTGAATACCTGCGCGCCCGGGACGCCAGCCAGTCGCCCTATGGCGTGGACAGTATCCAGGAGCACCGCGACCGGTTCGGCGACCCTCATGGGCCGACCTACGCTGACGGGCAGGACAACACGAATGTGGTGCGCAACCTGCGCCTGATCGAGCGCCAGTACCGCATGCTGGACCGACAGAAGCACTTCGTGAGCCAGGACGGGGACACCCGCCCGGTGCCCAAGGACTTCACCCCCGAACGGGTTAAGCAGTTCCAGACCATGTTCGGCCTGGAGGTCATCGTCAAGCTAGTGCGCCGCATCCGCTGGACGGTCATCTGTGACAGCGTAGTGCTGCACGACGACTGGAGCCCGTACAAGCACTTCACGATCATCCCGTACTTCCCCCACTTCCGCCACGGCTCCACCCTGGGCCTGGTCGAGAACCTGCTGGACCCCCAGGAGGTGCTGAACAAGGTGACCAGCCAGGAGCTGCACGTTATCAACACCACGGCCAACAGCGGCTACAAGGTCCGTGCTGGCGCGCTGGTGAACATGACGGTCGAGGAGCTGGAGCGCAAGGGCGCCCAGACTGGGCTGGTGATTGAGGTGAATGGCGACCCGGACAAGGACGTCCAGAAGATCGCCCCGAATCAGGTACCCACGG